TTGTCTCAGAACATGAAAAAGGGCGTAACACTGGTGGACTTCGATCCGCAGTTCAATTTGACCCAGGCACTCGTCACCGGAGACGTCTACCAAAGATTGAAGGAAGCTAACACGACGGTCTTTTCCGTAATGGAGCGTCCTCCGCACACTTCACTGTTCACAGTGTCCAACACCCCCGCTCTCCCCCCAAAGCTGCAGGATGTCAGCATCCCACTTGGAGAGGAGGGGGCAAATGTTCGGCTCGTTCCTGGCGACTTCGCGATGGTGAAGTACTCCTTGATCGACGACGCTTCATTATTGAAGCCGGTCAAACAGCGCTTTGTGCAATTCATCAAGGCGGCGGGCGCCGAATCTGACGTCGTCTGCCTTGACTGCAATCCCAGCAGTTCCTTCATGACGCTTTGTGCGTTAGAAGCGGCCACGCATGTTCTGGTACCCGTTCGCCCCGACAAGTTCTCCCTTCAAGGTCTCGACTTGCTCGACCAATTCATCGCGAAAGTCGCTGCGCTACCGAAGCCACCGAAGCTAATGGTTGTACTGAACACCGCACAAAGCAGATATGATCCCGCTGTCGAAAATGAGCTTCGGGGCCATCCCCGCTTCGGGAGCCTGACGCTTGCAACTCGGCTTAACCACTCTAAACTGCTCGAAGCGTCAGAGGAACATACTGGCTTCGCGACGGACAGGCGCGTCCCGTTTCGGAAGCACGTACTTCGAAACTTGCAGCTTCTGGCCACCGAGATTAGTCAGGAATTAGGATTAACTGCGCGATGACACCTCTCGACCGCCTCCTACATCTACTAGCAGGCTCCGGCCTTACCTTCAAAGAAGTCGTGGAGCTGCTGTCAGACATCCGCCGCTTGAACCCGCTGGACGTTGGTGAACGAGTGGAGTCTATCCGAGCGACGTCTCATCAGCACACCGGAAAATTCAACGCTCAAAAATCGGCCTTGGAGGAAACCGACCGAAGAATCGCGTGGTTAACGCAGGACGCTCTCTCGAAGCTAGACAGTAAAAAGACGACATCAACCTCGGCTCTGGAGAACGCAGCACGGCAGTTGCGAGACGAGAACAAACGGGTTGTGTTTTTTTCGCACTCACGTGACGTTTGGCAAGACGTCGCTACGCGTGTAGAGCGTTTACTCAAGGACGAAGCAGGCCTTTCAACCCATCAAGCGTACCAGGCGCTCGCGCGTAGCTTGGTTACGGAGGGAGTGCTTTCGGCCAGAGATCTCCCGCCCCTACCCAATAAAAAGGGCTTGCACTACTGGGTCTCAAGGTTAGATGAACATGTGCCAGCAAAGGTTGTGCTTCAACACGCAACCCGGATTCGAAATTCGGCAGTTCACGAGCCCAAAAAGCCGTGGGAACTATCTTCGGGATCTAAAGAGAGATGAACAGCCAGCTGGAGGTCCTGGCGCAACAACTCACTGCGAATTGTGGTGCTAGCGGCTCTGCGCTCATAGAGCGTGCAGAAGATGCTTCTTTGCCGCAAATTCTTTGGCTTGAGCACTCGAGGGCCCATGCACTCACCGGAGTGGCGGACGAACTTATCGACGGCGCCCTGTCTGCAATTCGGGAGTCAGCGGTGTGTATTGCGCTTGGATTGGTTCGTCCTGCGCTCGGGGCGATGCGTGTGCAAATCGATCTATCGCTCGGATGGCTTTATTTTCGCAAGCATGAACTCGAATGGAACCGCGTGCAGACGAGCGGTGAAGGCTTCAAGCTCAAGAGCGACGTGATCAAGTATTTAGAGGAGCATTTGCCTGAATTCAAATTTCGCAGTGGCTTGCTGAAGAAGCGCCGCACTCGACAAGTCGAAGACCCGTACCGGCTTCTGTCTGCACATATTCATGCGCAGTCGTTAAACACTTTGCCCGCAATGATCAAGCCCGAGTCGATCGTTGGGTCAGTGGAGAGCCAACAACAGGCCATCCAAATGTTGTCGGAGTGTTCGGAGTACGTCAGTGATCTCTATTGGAGCTGCTTTGGTGGCCAATGGTATGGCCTGCCCGAAGCCCTCCGGGCGCCGCTCGAAAGTAGGCTTATCGCCCCACAAGAGCGCTCGAGTTTTTTCAACGGACACGAACCGGCTAACGCGTAGCACGGTGCTGACGGCGGGAAACGTACCACCAATGTTTATGCGGGTTTCTGATAAATATGGGGCCATTATGGGGCCTGCGCGTGGCGCTTTGACGGGGCCTCATGCAAGACCCGAACAGGAAGTGCAGACGGCTGCACTGATTGAGAGATAGGGGTAGGCGGGCGGATCCTATACTGAGGAACTCGATGGGAGCGTCTCATGTGTAGCCACTACCAGACCTTAAAGGATGCCGAGCTACTGCTCAAGAAGTTCGGCGCGCCCAACAAGCCAGCCGGCGGCAAGTACGACATGTGGCCGCGCTACCCGGGTGTGTTTATCCGGCGTCCGGTCGAGCATGACGCCGGCGACGAGGCGGTGCCGGAGCGCGAGGCGGTCGTGGGCCGATGGGGCTTGATCAGCGCCATGACCAAGGCGGACGGCCTGGATAAGGCGGCCAAGCTGTCGACCGTCAACGCGCGCAGCGAGACTGCGGCCAAGTCCTACACCTTCGGCCATGCCTGGCGCCGCGCGCAGCACTGCATCATCCCGGCCGATGCGATCTTTGAGCCCGATTGGCGGCCGGTCTATGAAGGCCGAAGCAAGACCTCGGTCGCTACCCGGTTCACCCGGGCCGACGGCGCGCCGCTGGGCATCGCCGGCCTGTGGGATCGCTGGCGCGACGCCGCCGGCCAGCTGCAGGAGAGCTACACCATGCTGACGATCAACGCGGACGAGGATCCGCTGTTCCGGGATTACCACCAGGCAGGCAAGGAGAAGCGGATGGTCGTCATCCTGCCCGAGGGCGCCTACGGCGACTGGCTCACCGCGCCGGCGGATGCGACACGGGATTTCCTGGTGCCATTCCCGGCCGACCGGCTGGTGGCAACCCCTATGAAGTGACCCCGATTATTGCGGAATATACTGGATGCACAACCAGTGTTTTCTGCCATGCCGTTCAAAGACCCACTATCCGCCGAGCAGCTGCGCGCCATCCGCGAGCGCCAGCCCTGGAATCCCGATGTGATCGACCTCCTCTGGGAGATCAAGCGCATGCGGTCGATGTTGCTACGCCTGCACCAGGTGTCCGGCGACCTCAAGCGGCCCGCAAGCCTGGTGGGTGACATCTACGACGACCTTATGGCGACGCTGGCCGTCGAGCCCTGTGTAGTCGAGTTCAGGCAGACGACGGCCGAGCTGCTCGAGGAGCCGCGCAAACTCCGTAAGGGGATGGCACCGCGTTAACGGCGCCAGGCTTGGCACGCCTCCAGCTGGGCTGTCAATTTCTGGATTCCAGCCCGGAGGGCGAAATAATCCGATCGAGCAGCGGGATCAAGTTCTGCGCGGGCTCCATGATCCACGCCGGCGGCGGCGCTGGCATCGGGCACTCCACGGCCGGCGGCGGGGCAGGCGGCACGGACATGCAGCCGCTGGCGCCCAGCATCAACATCAGCCCGCAGGCCATCGTCTTGAATCTGCGCATTGCGCATCCCTCCATAGGCGGCCCACTCGGCACGCCCGTTCCGTTCGTTGATTTCCGCGACGTCTGCATGGCGCCGCGCCAGGATCTCGCGGGCTTGCCGCTGGCCCTCGGCAACCTCATCCGCCCGTGCCGCGTGCTGAACCGCCAGCCGCTCGCCATAGCGCCAGCCCTGCGCTGTCCACGCGGCACCGCCGAGCACAACCCCGCCGAACAGCGCCGCCACCGCGTACCCCTTCCACCCAGCCAGCGCGCCTGCAGCGCGCGCCAAGGCGCTCACGGTGCTACCTCGACCGCCGCTTGGCGGTAGAGATCCGGCCAGGTCTGCGGATGCGGCTTGCCCGGCCGCCAGGTGCGCAGGTACAGCGCCCAGCCGGCGTCCGCATCACCGACCGGCGGCAGCGCTTTCGGATCGGTCCATAGCAGGAGCCGCGCCACGCCGGCCGCCAGCACGTCGTCATACTCCAGCGCCGCATAGATCGCGTCCGGGTCGCAGGTCACGCTGCGGACCTTACTCAACGCCGCCAGGTAACCGCGGCTCGCCGCGTGCAGATACACGCCCCACACACCGCCACGGCTCGCCCGCGTGCCCTTCTCGAATTGCCAGAAGCCGCGCGCCGGGCCGCCAATCTGGCGCCGGTGGACGAAGCGACTTTCCTGCAGGCCGATCGCCAGCAGCATGACGCGCGCCGACGGCGTGTCCATGGCCGCCGGCAGCAGCGCCAGCGCCGGATTGATGGCGGCGGAAACGATAGTGTCCAAGGTCATAGCGTGGGTTTCCTGATGTGCTTTGCCGTCACGGCGGCAACGTAGAAAGCCGCTGACGCGGCAAGCGCGGCATCGCCGGCACTCGCCCAGCCGGCAATGAAGATCCGGCACGCCGCGCCGGTGGCGGTCAGGCTGACGGCGGCCAGGCCGATCCGCTCGACAGTTGTGTCCTTGATGGCGTGCGAGAAAATGGCCAGCACCGCACCGCCGGCGACGATGAGCCAGCTCACGAAGGCCAACACGGCCCAGAGCGTCAAGTAGATGGTGCTGTCCATGTCACACCCCTTTGCCGCGCACGCGGTCAATCACGGCCTGCCACAACGCGCCGATCGGTGCCGCCTGCACGGCCTCCCACGCGCGCGACACAATGGCCATGCCGAACATGCCAGTCAGGAAGCCGGCCAGGCCTTCCGGAATGCCCAGCAGCAGCGACAGGTAGGGCGAGGCGTAATAGGCAACCAGCGAGCCGCTGGCGGCCATGCTCAGCCGCGCGGGCCATGAGCCTTGCAGGTATCTCATCGATACCGCGGCGCCAAGCACGCCAGCGAACTTTGCCGCGAAGGCGTCGAAGTCTTGGATATTCAATCGCGTCCCCTTCAGACGTAAAAAAACCCGCCGAAGCGGGCTTCATTGGTTATATTGGCGGCCATTCATGCGGCCACAGTCGAAACTGACCCGGTCGCCTTATCCAATTGAGAACTCACATGACCGAGACAGCAAAAGAGCGCATAAACGACGTAGAAGCGCTCAGAGCCGTGGCCATCGGATTCGTTCTAATCCAGCACCTGAACTGGCTATTCCCTTGGACCAACAAATACCTCGAGGCGAAGAACCATTTCTTCAATTTCTCGGTTGGCGTCGATCTCTTCTTCGCGATATCAGGGTTCGTTATCGCACGTAGCCTTCTACCCCAATTGGAGGCGGCCCAGACCACCAAAGAGACTGCGGCCACGATAGCGGCCTTCTGGATCCGGCGAATTTTCAGAATTTGGCCTCTCTCATGGCTATGGCTGGGAGTGCTAGCAATCTGTAGCTTGGCGTTCGCTGGAACACCCTATGCCTTTGCTTCAATCTCCACACAGTTCAATGACATCGTCGCCGCGATATTGCAGGTAGCAAACTTTCATTGGTGGCAATGCGTCGCGGACAAAAACGTCTGCGGCCAGACGCTAGTGTGGTGGAGCCTTTCGTTAGAAGAACAGTTCTATATCGCTCTGCCGATAGCCGCCCTCCTTTTCAGAACGCGGCTCGCCCTATTTCTTGTAGTGGTGATAGCAGCTCAGTTTTTTATACCGCGCCCGCCTGCCACTGCGTCCATATTCTGGTGGATACGCACGGATGCCATAGCACTAGGGGTGCTGGTAGCCATGTTCGCGCGCACTTCGACTTACGCGTTGCTTGAACCGACATTTATGGCGAACCGCAAATATGGCATGCCACTTGTGCTTGTCGCGATTGTGCTGCTGGCCGCCTGTACCGGCGCACCGGGCGTGAGGCCTGATCCTGTGTTCTTTGCTACCGGAATCGCCGCAATTTTGTCCGCCCTGCTGGTTCTCATAGCCTCTTATAACAGAGGGTACATTCTCTCATCGCGGTTGCTGACGCCTTCAGTTCTATGGCTTGGCTCCCGGTCGTTTGCCCTCTACTTGACCCACACGATCATGTTCCGCTTCGCGAACAATTTGTGGCGCTGGATTGAAGGGGCGGATGTAGTGTTTACCGGGCGCTACACGCTAAGATTCCTGGCAACTTGGATCATCCTGTTGATCTTTTTTGCCGAGCTGAGTTACCGATTGTGCGAGGTGCCAATGAGAGAGAAGGGACGGCTTCTGGCACGAAAAATTCTGTCCCGCGGCCGGCAAGACGGGTCCGTCTTAAACATGAAAACGGAAACCCCGGCCGCCCCCCCCGACCGACCAGCTCTCGCTGACGCTCCGGCGTGCGCACTCCCTCGACGACAGTAAAGTCCACGACGGTGCGCTGTATCTCCAGCTTCACCACCCAGACCAAATCCGGATGGACATCAACAAGGCGGGGCAAGCTGCGCTGCGACAGCTGAAAGTAGCTCATCGTTATGAACCCCATTGGACGAAAAACCCGCCGAAGCGGGTCTGAAGTGTTTGAATCTTCTATTTGGAAAGGTAGAAAGTACCTCGCCATTTCTCGTCATAGTCGACCATCGACGACTTCGCTTCTGGATGCAGATCAAAGAAGGCCGGCCAGTCGAACTCATCATAGGAGTAGCCAAAATGTGCAGCCATGAATTCAATAGCCGATCGAGAAGGCCGACCGACCAGCGTACGGCCATTTCGCGTCATGGAGTCTGCCCACGCCATCTGTTGATCCTCCACTGGATCCAATAGCAACTGGATGTCGTTCGGATTTTTGTAGACCAACCGAGGATCTTCCGAATTCACCTTGGGGCGCTCATCAGCTGCTGGCGTAACCTCTGTGTCTATGACTACAAATTCGGCACCGGTGCGCTCGATCAGGTCAAGCAATTCCGCATGCCGAATCGTGTGATAGTAGAAGCCGAGACAGAACACTACATCGAACTTCTGATCCTCAAGCCTACGGAACACGTCGCCTTGCTGAAGGTCATAGCGGCTCGGCGCAATCCCATAGTGATGGAACGTGTCCTTGGCGTTCGCGATCAACTCGGCCCGCGGCTCAATGCCAGTCACATGAGCGGCCCCGGCCTGTAGCGCTGCGAAGCTCCACCTGCCGTCATGGCTGGCGATGTCCAGAACGCGCTTTCCCTTGATTCGATCTGCATTGCGCGCCACGATTGCCTCGTACCGACTATTCAGCCGATGCGGAAAAGGGCTAGTGTTGCTGGTCTTGTAAAACTTCTCGTACTTGTCAAAAAAGCCCATGTCTGCTCCCGATAAGAACGCGAATTATCGCCGATCTCTCACTGTTCTGGGATGGTGAGCACCTAGTCGTCACCACTGGCCAGGGTGATTGGTGCCTGGAATCTGTTGCCGTCGAAGCGCCACCAAACTTCCGGCGCCGGGTCTTCATTGGTCACATCGATCAGCGTGGTAACAAATTGCGGGGTAAACCGAAGCTCAACGGGAATTTCGGTTCCATCGTCAAAGAACATCGGCTGGATGATTTCAACCACAATGCCATTTTCAATGCGCGCGTAGATCATTACGAATACTCCATGACTATGACAACACCAGAGCCACCCGCCGCGCCGGGCTGACCAGCTTGGGAAGCGGCCGACGAACCGCCGCCACCGCCCGCGCAATCTGCGCCCCCATCATTGCCGGCGCCACCCGCAATAGGCGTGCCACCGCCACCCCCAAAAACGGAACCTGAGCCCGCCCCACCCATGATGCGATTCAATGCAAGCACAACGCCGTTGTCCCCGGGAGTGCCAGTGGAATTCAGAATATTGCCCCCCGTCGCGGCGGCTGCGCGAACGCCAGACTGGCTGACTAGAGGAAACGATGAGGTAGTAAGGCCCACTGCTCCGCCGCCTCCGCCCGGCGCTGTGACAAACGCCCCGAAAGATGAGGAGCCACCAGAACCGCCACTGCCGCCCACAGCACCAGCGGCACCACCAGCGCCAACCGTCACTACTTGGCCGGTAAGGCCAAAGGTCAAGCGAGTTTCAGCGTAGGCGCCACTGCCACCGCCAGCACCACAAGAGGTTGCGCCAGCCCCGTTTGCCTGGCAGCCTCCGCCACCACCGCCACCTCCGCCGACCTTGATGATGGCAAAGCTCGATTGGGCCAACTTGGTAAAGGTGGTTGCGCCCGTCGTCGTGAACGCTCCGCCATTGACGCTGACCTGCTGCATTCCAGAGATGATGCGGTATACCGATGTTCGGAGGAGACGCCCGGACACAGGAACGGCACGCTCGATCAGAATATTGAGCGCCCGTATCAACTGAGCATTGTCCGCCTCGCTCGCCTCAAGTTCGGCCGCCCGAAGTACCGCCAAGACCTCATCGGTCAAGGCGTTGCCCCACTCCGCAGGAATCAACGACCCGGCACGGCCGGCGATCGGATCCTCGTTGACAAACCGACCATCCACCAGGCCAACACCCGGGACACTCTTCGGAAAATCCATGCGTTACCTCACTGATACTCGAAAAGGACATGCGTATGCGCGGGCTGATAGCGGCGCACGATGCACTCGATAATGTTGTTTGGGTTGGCGCCGAAGCGCTCCCCCCATTGCGTGATTCCAAACCGGGCCCCGCCGGGTCGACGTGCGCCAAGGTGGAATTTCCATAAGAACTGTTGCCGCCGCGTACCGAACCGGGAAAGCCCGAAACGGGATCTGCCAAACCTTGGCGCCCTGTACTCCTCAATCCAAGCGTCCGGGTATCCCAACTTGCGCGCGATCTCGACAAAGTAGGCCGGATCCTGACGCCCAACCTCACCAAAACGGCGCACCACCTCCGCCCGACGCTCCGCAAATGTTCCCTCCCCACCGAGGCATGGGTCGGGGAGCCCGAGGACTCGCTCCCAATCCGGGAGCAATTCGCGTACGCCAGACGGAACAAGTTCGGCGAGGAGATCCTCAGCCCGAGCATCGATCCGGGCAAACTCGGTTGCCAGGCCGGCGAGGACGGCGCCGAACTCGGGCACCGCATCCGGCTCCCACGCGGGCCCCGGAGGGAGCAGGGCCACCATCTGCTGCCTATAATCCGCCTCCGACCTCACAACCATTCCACACCTCCAAACACGGGGAGCTCGCTGGCCTCGGGAATGACGTCAGAGGCGGGCGCCACGAGACGATGATCCTCCTCGCCAGCAGTCTCGCTGATCGCTTGACCTATGTGCGTCCAGATGAGCCGAGCGCCCAGGTCGCCCTCACGAACAAAGAGTTCTCGCAGCGCAGCTTCAACCCTCGCGCGCAGCGCGGTGGTGTCAGGCGTTACCGAAAGGCGGCACACAACAGGCAGCGGCACAGGCGCCATCGCGTAGACCTCCGCACATAGCGGACGCTTGCTATCCAGGTGAGCCTGCACTGCGGCGATAGCCGACGGACTGGGTATAGGGTCGGGGTCGTTGTCTCGCACGAAGAACACGCCGACCGTTCCCAACCCGAGGAAATTGCGGCGCGCCCATGCGCGCGTGACACCGGGCACCTCAGTAGCCCAGTCCACGTAATCCTCCTCATCCCCTCCATGCGGGATGCGGCGGAAACTCCGCACCACCCGCGACCGCCAAGCCTCCAGCGTCTCCTCGTCCGTGCCGGCCGTGAGGCCGCCCACCCCCACTTCGGCCTGATCCTGTACGCCCTGCACAGGGGATACCAGCGAAACACGCAGCCCGGGAGGCCCGTTACCAGCAGCTCCAGGCAGCACTGCGCGCACCGGAATCTCTTGGCTGGGGTCCGTCAGCGTGACAGCCCCACTGGTCGCGTATTGCCGGCCGTCCTGCGCCTGGAACAGGACCCCCTCGTCCACCACCACGCCGACTGCGCCCCGAATCACGACACTCCCGACGGCGCTTGTCGCGGGCGTCCGAGAAACCCCTCGCATCGAAGCCCATCGCGCGAGAATGTCTGCGTCGCAGCTGTCCGGCAACACCTGCAGGGCAATCCATCCGAGAAATCCATAAAGTCCGTAGGCCGTCCCGCCATGCACGCGAGACAGCACCCGCTGGTCCGAGCGCCGCAGTACTGAATCGGCCTGTGCCGACAAGTCGCTCTCCGCGCGCGCGACCAGCGCCGGCAGCGTAGGGGTTTCAAAAGGCATTCTTGATCACCTGCCAAACGTCGTTGAACTCGGCCAGCCTTTCCTGCTGACCGTCCGCCCGTATTCCGATAACACGCATTGCCAAGCGCTCGCGCCCCTGACGTTCCGCCTCCACCTCAAAACCCACCACCAGCCCATCCTCGACCAGCCAGGCCAAAGCCTCGCGGGCGTAGGTGATCGCATCGCGAATGGTCGCCTCCACCAATGTGCGCCGGCGCAATAGCCAGAGCCGAGAGCCGATGCGGTCATCCGCGACCGAAGGAAAGGAGTCCCCCCACCAGCCCTGCAGATCTGCGTCGTCGACCGGATCACTGGGCAACGCGCGCCGCCAGGTGAAAAGGCTGATAACAATCGCCCGATCCAATGGCGTCGTTACTCCCGTGCTGTAGCGAATGCCCATCAGACCGGCCCCCCGCTAACCTCGTCGCCTCGCTTGACCTCCTTATGGCCGTGCCCCCTGAAACTGATATCCCCGACGGTCACATCCCCTGCAACCGCGGCGCTTCCCGACACGTCCAGAGTGGGCGTCGTGAACCGAGCTCCTCCCGGCGCCACAACCTCATATCGATCCGCATTGACTCGATATGTCTGCGTCGTCACCTCGACGACACGACCACGCTTAAAGACAATCGAATCACCTTCATCCGAATAGAGAGCAACCTCTCCCGGCTCCAGCGCCTTCAATCGAAACCTCCGATCGGACAGACAAATCACGGCGCCATGCGAACGGTCGCCGCCGAGGAAAACCACTATGCCCTCGGCCCCGGCCTGGGGGTGAGACGTAAAACCGTAGGGCTCAAAATGCTCGAGCCCCCCCTTAACCTCGCTTGCGGTGATCCGCATCTGCACACTCTGCAGCTTGCGCCCCGCATCCACCAACATCAGCACACCGCGCGCGATCATCCCGCGCAGCGATTCCGCAATGGCCATCTCTAGTTCTCCCAGTCCTCGGGGAGCAAGTACTCGAAGGCGTCACCACCTTTTCCCTTCTTGCGCTTGCGCCCTTTCTTATGCGTAGGCTCCGGCACGTAGCCGTCCGGCGGCGCTACCGTCACCGTTGTCAGCATGCCGCCGTCGCCCAGCTCATAAGAAACCTCGGTTATGAGCATGTCGCGGTCGAAGCCGATTAAGTCGTCCTGCACCCTTACAACGAGGTTTGGCCTCCATAACTCGCCGTTACTCTGCCGCCAACCCTGCACCTGGTACGTCGTCTTCAGCGCGCGACTAATTCGGTAGTCGCGCTCCCATTCGGCCCGGCGCTGGGCGAGCGCGGGCGTCAGCTGCCCACTAGGGTTCACCTTAAGCATGCGCCGCCGACCGACACGCGAGTCAGTGACGGCAGCGGCAACCTCGGAGGCAGATTCGCCGAACTCGTCGTCGGTGCCGGACCGCTGCCCGATGCACCGATACTCCGAATACACCCGCGAAAAATCTAGCGGTGCATCGCCTGTCTTGATGTTCTTGCCAAGCTTGAGCGTGTCGACCGCCCGGCCCTCACTGCCGGGCCTGGCCATCACCAGCCGGCCCCGCCCATCATCCGTCGCAAACAACTCGGACAAGCTAAGCAGTCGGTCAATGGACTCGAAAACCGTCTCCGTCGGCTCGATGCTGTGATCGGCCACTGATGCGCTGTCCTCTGCTTCGTCGACGACCTTGACGCCATAGGTGCCAGCCAGGGCGCGCACGATCGATGCCACCGTTTGGCCACGCCATTGACCGGGCTTCTCGTCAACCGTGCAATCGACCAGATCCGAGGTAAGCGATCGGCCAGACACCGAGACGGACACCTCGGTCGCGGAGTAACGTATCGGTGACGCATACACATAGCCGGTCAATACCAGATCCCGCCCGATTCGCACCTCGCACCTGGCCCCATGCTTGATGCGAATAGGCCGCTCCGTGCTTCCCGGCCACTTCCAGGTCACCGCGAGGGTGAAGTCCCGCGCGAGCCGTTCTATGCCGGCACCGATAGAAATCTGCTTCCAGCCACGGTACTCATCACCATCGACAACCAGCGTTACCACGGTATCCGGATCCGGCTTAGCCACCACCTCACCCTCCTATCAATTTGAGTTCGCGGACCGGCAAGAACCCGGGATGCATGACACGGTTTCGCGTCACAATTTCTCCGGCGCGCGTGGCGTCGGCATATTCCTTGTAGGCAAGAACCAACCCGGGAAAAACTGCGGCAGGCGTATAGCTCTTAAGCCTCAGCCCCCCGGTGCCCACGGCATCCAAATGCCGCCCGGCCGCGACCCTCGCCGAGGTGAGCGCCTCGTAATGGCCCGTATCCGCATTGAGCGCCAACGCCCACGCCGCCTGTCCCAACTGATCCCGCGCGTCTCGCACGTCCTCAACGACCGGCAGGTCGCGGCGCCCTCCGCCGAGCAGCGCATCCGCCAAGTCGCGCCCATTTCCCCCGTCCACTCTTACAGGCACGTCCCTCAAAGCGTCCACCGGCAGCACAGAGTCCGAACGGGCGGGGGGGCTGGCCGTGGGCAACACCGCCACGTCGCGTACGGCATCAACCAGCGCAGCATCGCCGACGAGATCTACGACGGCCCCGACAATCGACGCGGACGTCGGATCAGCGAGCGGCGAGATAGAACGCACTCGCGACACGGCTGAGCTCTTGCCTACCACGCCTGCGAGCGACACAACGCCATCACCCCTCGCGGCATGGCCAAACCCCCGAAACTCTCGAATGACTTCATCGACCAGGCCGAACACGCGCCCAGCGAATGCTCCGGGCGCGGTCGTTATCTCCGCATACACCGCCTGGGCGTCGCGAAACAGCTCCCGAAAGGGCAGGGAGCCATCGTCCAAGATCTGCGATATCTCGCGCAGCCGCCCCTGCACCAGGCCGACCTGCGCCTTTGCGCCGTTGACGGCCCCCATCGCCGCCGAGAACCTGCTCTGTGCAGACGTCTGCACAGACGATGCGGCGAGGCCTGCGCGCGTGCCGGTACTCGCCGACCCAACCGGAAAAGCAGAGCTCTCCCCTTTCGTGAACTCAAGGTCAAAGCGAACGACACCGCCCTCGCTCTCCGAATGCGAGACCTCGACCATCGTAGCGACCACCATCTGGCGGCCATACCAGGGATGCACGAGCTCGCCGGCGCCCTCCTCCTCCAGCGCCTTGAGCAGCGCATCCCGCTGGCCGAAGCAATCCGCACCGGCGACCCAGGCGGAAAAGCTGAATGTCTGCGTGGCCAGGCCCATGTCCTCGATCATGGGCACATCACGTTTCGGGTACTCATGCAGTACCGTACGCCTGCCTCGCTTGCTGCGCTCCGAATCAACCAGAAACGGGACACCGCGAAACGAGGCCTTTTCCTTCTCATCCTTCCATGCCATCTCACCCCCCAACCGCAAGCGTCCGGTAGCCGACCGACGGCGTAACGCTCAGCCCTGATTGATTTGTCTGCGCCTGCTCGACGCGCATCCCGGGCGGCGCTCCCTCGAAGCGGATCCGAAGGTCGCCGTCCAGCTTTGCAGGTTGCTGCGCAGCTGCGCCCAGCGCCATTCCTGCAGCGCCGCCGCCCGCCCGCGCAGCCTCATAAGACGCGACACTCTGCGCCGGCGCCGCAGCCGGCTTGTCTCCTCCTCCAAAGATGCCGCCGAACTTCTCCTTGAGCCATTGCAAGCCGCCAGTAATCGGCTCGATGTAACCTTTCACCCGCTCCCAAAGGCCCTTAAACCAGTCGACCAACGGCTCCCAATTCTTCACAACGAGGCCGAGCGGTGTGGCGTTTAGAAATGCCCCCTTGAGCCCCTCCCACGCGCCTTCCGCGCCCGATACAAGCGAAGTCCAAAGACCGTCGAAAAAGCCGCTGACGGTCGACCAAACATCTTGGATTCCCTTCCATGCGGAGTCGCCCCAAGCCGAAATGTTGGTCCAAAGCTCGCGGAACCACGGACCAACTGTCTCCCAGTTTGCTAGCAGGAAGCCAGCAGCCAGCGCCATACCTCGGACAACAAGACCGAGCGGACTCATTCCCACGACAGCATTGAGCACTCGCATCGCAACGGAGGCGCCGACCATCGCCACTCGGATCGCGCCAAACGCCAGCGCAGCGCCCAGAATTCCTTTTATCAACCACGGATTGGCACGGATAAGCGCTGCAATCTGGTCAACCATCGGCCCCACCGCACCAATGAATCCATTGATGGGCGGGAGAAGGATTGACCCGATCGCCTCTCCTGCCGCCACAACACGGTTCTGCAACAACTGGATGTTGTTCGCAGTAGTCGCTGCCCGCGCCTCGTACTCCTTGTTCATCGAGCCGGCATACTTGGTCTCGTCGCCGACGTTCGCAAAGTTCTTCTTAAGAAGTTCCAGGTTGTTCAACATCGGCGCGATCGCGCCAATCGATTCGCGGCCGAACAACGTCTGCAGCACTGAGGCTTGCTTGGTCTTGTCGACCTTGCTGATGGCCGTCAGAATGCGCACGATCGTGCCCTGCGCGTCCTTTTGCATGTCGACCGCGACCTTCTTGGCGTCCATACGCAACGCCTTGAAAACCTGCTGTTGCTGCTTGGTCGCAGATGCCCCGGACGTTAGCGTGAGCATGAAATTCTTCATGCCGGTTGCGGCCACTTCCTCCTGCACGCCCATGCCCGCAAGGGTGGCTCCCATGGCCGCTATCTGACCTGACGCCAGCCCTGCAACTTCGCCCAGCGGTCCAATGCGCGTGACGATCGAGGCGATTTGCTTAGCCGATGCCGGGCCGTTGTTGCTCAGATAGTTGATCTTGTCAGCCAGGCCCACAACCTGATCTTGCGTCAGCCGGAACGACGTGCGCCATTTGGCCATCATCGCGCCCGACTCCTCCGCCGTACTGTCGAAGGCAACACCCATCTTCACCGCGTCCTTGGCAAATCGGGTCAACTCACCACGAGCAAGACCGGCCTGCCCACCAGCTGCGACGATAGCCGCGATATCCTTCGCCGCCATCGGCAACCGCGTCGACATACGCATCACGTCGTCGCCCATCTGCTTGAACTGCGCGGGGCTGTCAAAATCGACGACCTTCCGGACGTCCGCCATAGCGGACTCGAATTCGATCGCAGCCTTCGCACCAGCGATAAACGGCGCGGCGAAGGCCCCACCTTTGGCAAGATCCCCGAGACTAAAGCCCTTTGACAGGCTGCTCGACTCCAACGACTTGCGAAACGCCGCTACGTTCTTCTTTGCGCCGCCCATAAGCGGCGACAGCTTGTCCACGCCCGTTATGAGCGCTTTGAGCTGGAACTTCTCTCCCGCCATCCCTCAGCCCTCCTCGCTACGCTGCTGTTGGACAATCCGATCGCACTCGCGCGCCTGCTCGAACAACAGCTCAAGCGGGCGCTGCATTGCCACCTCGGGGTCTAGGCGCCAGAAGTAGGCAACGTCGTAGACGAGCCTTCGGAGCTCGTCGTAGGTCCGGACCCCTGATTCAAGAAAAAACCGGCGACCATCCAGGCCAGGCCATTGAAGTCCGATAGCTCGAGCTGATCGACGGACGACATTGGGATGCGGGCCATCTTGACGATGTACTTCGCCGCAGCCTCGGGATCGATATGGACGCTTTCATCCGAAGCGATGTGATAAGGCAACGCCCGAATTGCACGGGCGTCTGCCGGCCCCAGCTTTCGCAGCGTGAGCGCGGTGAGCTCCTCGTCGTGCGCGGTGATCGGCTTGCTCAGCGGAAACGTTGTGTCGCTCATTGCCACACCCCGCGCACGCCGTCGAACTGCAGCTGGACCTTGCCATCATCGCCTGTCGCGACAGGCTCGCCGACCTGATACGCCTGCGACAGCACGTAGGTGCGTCCGTTCTTGAATTCGACAGTGACCGTCATGTCGATTGCGTCCTGCAGCTTCTTGAGCGGAAACCCAGGCGTGAACAGCGCATCGACCTTCACGTACGGAACGCGGTCCGTCTCCGAGAAATAGCCCGGGCGCAAGCTCTCCCGCGTGTAATCACTGGTCGGCACCTCGGCAGATCCGGTCACTTCCAGCTGCTGGCCGTCAACTTTGAAATAGACGGTGCCCGCTACTTTTTTCCCCATGGCAAAGCTCCTTCATCTGAAAAAGAAGGGGCCCGCAGCGTGCGGGCCCCACATACAACAACACGCGACCGACTAGGCGGACTGCGGGTACTGCTGGCGGAACTGATTGAGCAGCGCCACCACACGCAGCTGATTCACGTAGTCCGGCGGGAACAGGATGTTCACCCGGTTCGGATTGGAGCTGTCACGCTCCACGATGAGATGTTCGCGGAACGCCTCCTCGTTCTCCACGATGCCCCTGCTCTCCAGCTCCATGTAGGCCGCGATGAGCTCGTTGCGGATGATGCTCGGCGTCACGATCGCCTGGCCATCCCCGAATCGAGTGCCGTCGTTGGCCAACTTGTGGCGCCCATACTTGCTCGTGATCCTGCCTTTCAAGAAGCGGATGATGTACGCCGATTGGTGCATCGTCTCGCTGTCGAGATACGAGTCGTCCGGTTGGCCCCACGCATTGCGCTGGTAGGTCGTGATGGCGCGCTCGATGCGCACCGCATCGACCGAGCTATACGACGTCGCGATCCCGGACCACAGCAGAGACCCTCGCTCGAGCATGGTGAACTGCTTGCCAGCCGGCGGAGGCGAAATCCCGACCAGCTCCCCGGTCTGCGTCGGCCGCGCCGGGTCGGCAGAGATGAATACCGCCTGCCGTGCGACATAGGCCGCACCCACCTTCCAGCACGGTGCAGACGTCTGCATTTCGAATCCATGCACCGTGTGATGCTGATCGTTGCGATCGCGGCCAGCCGTGACCAGCTCTCCCAGAGTTCCCCGCCGCGCTGTGTAGGCATGGCCGTACAGCATCTTCGACCAGGCCCACCTGCCCGACACGTCGTCCATCCACACCTTGAACGAATCCAGCGATGCGGGGTCAGTGAAGGGATGAAAGATGAACTCGAACTCGGCGTCGCCAACCTTGGACAGCAGCTCGTCGACGTCAGGCGCTCCCGCGCCCTGGGCCGGCTGCGTCAGCGTCAGCGTAAGGCCTGCCGGCGTGCGCTCGCCACCAGCCGCGCCTCGCAAGTTGATGCCGATCCGAATGTCATTGCCGAGCAGGCCCTTGAACTTGGCTGTCAAGGAGACCTCGCCGACTTCGCCGGCCACAGCCGACTGCGCAGAGACGCAAAGACCCTTCGCATTGATCGCGGAGGCTAGAGCGGCGCCCACGGCGTTCGATGCCATGCCATTGACGATCGTCACCTGGATCCGGTCGTCCCCCACGTAGAAGCAAAGCACGCCCGGCTCGGTCGCGGCGCCCGTAATGGCCACCTTACCCACGGCCGCGGACCCTTCCATTCGCACGGGCAGCACCCACACCTCGCCCATCGGATCGCCCTTGCGCCACTGCGCGTAGGCCTCCGCCAAAGGTGACCCGACGCCGGCGAGCGCGCGCACCTCGCTTTCCTGGGTGGCGATGACCAGATCCTGGCTACCCGTCGCGTCATCGTTCGCCGGCGCGATGATCAGGCGACGCAGCTGGGTCGAACCGCTATTCGCCTGGGACGGGTCCATCTCTGCATAGAACAGCGGTACGCGGTTGTCATTGGAGATTTGGTTGAACGAGATCATTTACTTCCGCTCCCCGCTTTACCCGTCCCTTGCTTGGCGACGGCCACGTCCTTATCCTCGATGCGACGAATCCAGTACGGATCCCGCACCACCAGACGGCCCTCCACCGGCAACACATCGCTTCGCGCCGGATCCGGCACCGTCCGCCCCTCTTGGGGCACCACGTAGATTTCAATTTTCGCCATGCGGCAACTCCATTCTTGCTTCATGTTCAATCCGGCCGTCGGGGCCGGGCTTCTTGACATTGGGGTCTGCCATCGGGTCAATTGCATCGACACGCACAGTCATCCGCTCCAGCATCTCGAGGCGGTCGAGTTCGCGCTCCGGCCAGGTCTCGGCCGGCGCCTCGACCTCGAGGCCTGCCCGTCCAAGCATGAACGCAGCGGAGAAGCTGAACCGATACGAACAGCGCGCCCGGTCGATCTTCGTCAGCGAGCCCCCGTCGTAGACCAAGCCCTCATATCCTTCCTCGGGCTCCCAACCCGCCAGGGCAACAAACAGCTCCCGGCGGACCTCGTGCAACATGTCCGCCACCAGCACGCCCTGCCCGTCACGAACTGGCAGGACCACCAGTACATCGATCGAGTCTCTAACCTCCTGCAGATAAGAAGTTTGCGACTCCAGGTCGCCGGCGTCGTCCTCCGCCTGTATGACGTAAGCGGCAGGCGTAGGCTGTTTCGCTGTTCCCAGGACCACATCAACATCCATACCACCAGCAACGCGCCCTTCAAATACGGGCGCGTGCAGCTTCAAATGCTCAGCAACCAAAGAGACGCGCATCGCGTTACCTCACTTCAAAGCGGCGGCGAACGCGCCCTCCAGGGTGGAGCGGACGTTGCCAGCCTGTTCCTGCAGCGCGTCGACCATGTAATTGCCGCGAGGTTTTATCCTCCACTTTCCGGTTTTCGGCTGCGCCCGCCTGTCTTTCCGTGCGGGGTTTCCCGTCACGCCGTAGAACAGATAAGCCGGGTAGAAATGTTTGCCCATGGCTGGCGTCTTATTTGGCCCCACGCGGACGAGAAAACCCGGACGACTGACCTTGACCGAGATACTGCGCGCAAGCGCTCCCGTGCGGCCAGCGGGGTAGTCCTCCAGGGCACCACCCTTTCTGATCTTGGAGCGGCTCGCCCGTTGCACCAGGCGGCCGCCGGCGCGCATCCCCTTGCGTATCGGGCCTTTGTTAAAGTCCAGCCTTCGAAAGCTATCCCAGCCCTCCACGTGCATATAGCCACTGACACCGCCGCGATTAGCCATAGCGCTCCTCCGGTCCGAGTTCCTCGACTTCGAGCACAACGAAGCGGCGCGCGCCGGCTATGTCACCGCGACGGTGGACGCGATAAACCAGCGAATCTTCGTCGACGACCTCGCAGTCCCCATCGATGCCGGCGCCGAGTTCAGCGCGTATGAAAACCCTGTGCGTGATCCTGCCGTCAGTCTGCACACCTGCCAAATAGACAGCCGTGCCAACCGGCTCAATCTTGGCATCGGCCTCACGTCCCTCGATGAACTCGGGATCGAGCAGCCCGCCGGCAAGGGGTAAATCACGCCGGCGCCGTATCAGCACAGGATCTCTCAGTTCACCAGGCCTTGGCATTCTCATCGCCTATCCTCCTACACGCCAAGATCAACACGATGCGGCCACAAGAGCGACTCGGCGCTACGCGTCAACTTGACGGCTGACTGCCCGATCACCTCATCCTCCCTGTTCTCATACGCACTGCCCACCGTAAGCAGCAGCGCCAGCTTGATATCCGCCGTTGCCACAATCACCGCATCGGCCCGACCTCCCGCGTCAATGAGCTGGCTGCGCTCGTCCTCGGTCGCGCACAGCTTGGCACCGAGATATGCCTCGGCAATTTCCTGCGCGGCAGCCAAGTAGAAGGCAATCAGCTCGTCATCGACTGCCGTTCGGACCCGTAGATGCCGCTTTACGAGAGGGAGTGCGATCAGCTCCATATCAGCCCGCCCGACGGCGCTGACGCGGCGCTGCTTGGCCCTCCGAACTCGAGTCAGTCTGCTGCGTCGCGGTCGCGGCCGCTCCCTCAGCTGCGACCGGCGTATCCAGTAGATCGGCCGATTTCCCGACTTCTGCGCCGCTGCCCCCCTCCGACAGCAGGGACAGTCCGTCCGCCTGTGTGGCGGCGACCGGTGCGGCCGCGCTCGCCGTAGTCGCAACCGTTTCGGCCCCGGCCAACTGCCCTGCCCCCTGGTCGTCGTTGGCGCCATCGTTCGACCGCGGCGTGTCGGCTACTGCCGGCGCGGCGGCGCCGCCGCCCGCCTGGACCGCCTGAGCGCCAACCACCGGCGCCTCGACGAGCTCCCCGCCGCCCCGCTCCGTCAACGCCGACTCATCCGATTCGGATGACGGCGCCTCGCGAGCATGTCCGAGCGCGATCAACTGCCTCGCATGTCCCGGCGTAGTCACGATCGCATCGCCGATCGACAGCACCGAATAGCCGTGCAAGAAGGGCCGCAGCGCGACCAACTTGATTGCTTGCGTCTTCATCATCTCTCCTGAAAAGCGCCGCCAGTAGCGGCGCGGTCGATTACTGGCCTCCCGGGGCCGGCGGCGCCGTGAACGCGCCGTAGATGAAGCCCTCGGGACGCTTCACAGCCAGGCCGAGGCGCTTTTCGGCACGGATCGAGATCAGGTTCTTCTCGAAGTCGTCAGCGTTCTCGGTGGAGATCACGACGTTGGCCTCCTCGCGGTCGAACAGCTGAGCGGCGTCACGGAAGGCGCCAGTCAGGAACTTGCCCACGAACTGCGGAATCTCGGTCGGCACGACCGGCAGCCCCCACAGCGAAGGGCCGAGCAGCCCGAGCGGGTTGGCGAGGATGTAGCGCCCGAGCTCGTCCTTCTGCAGCTCGATCCTGGCCCAGTCCATGAAATGCAGGACGTGGCCGGTCGCAGGCACCCGCGCCAGCTGCGCCTGCAGCATCGCGAGTCGCAGATCGTCGATGCCGGTCTGCTTCTCCACCTGGAAGGCCGGCGCGAAAGTCGACGCTTGCGGGATGATGCCGTGCAGCGACGCGTTCGTACCGGACCCGAACAGGATCTCGGTCTCTTCGGCCAGGTCGAGGCCGTACCGGGATTCCGAGTCGATCAGGCTGGCGAGCTGCTTGAAGTCGTCGAGCACCTGCTTGGAAGCCTTGAACATGTGAGCGATGGTCGCCACCGCCTGGATCTTCGCCTCGAAGTCGATTTCGGAATACGGCTTGGCCGTGCCCTCGGCGACGGCGCGCGCAGCGTTCACGAAGCCGGTCTGCTGCACATAGAAGATCGCGCTCGAGGAGGTCTTACCCGGAGCGATCAGGCTCCGCACGAAGATGCGTTGGCGGGGCTTGCCGAGGGCGCCGAGCTGGCGATCGGGCTCGACGGTGTTCGGCGGCAGATCCGACGACAGCAACGCAGCGCTGACCGGCACCGACAGGCGCTGGCCCTGCTGCAGGCTCTTGGCGAACGGCTCGAGGCGGTCATAGGCGACAACCTCTCCGCCGAGCGATTTTTCACTCTCTGCATGGGCCCGCGCCGGCAGCTCGGCGACAGCCTGTTCGACGCCGTTGAGCTTGGCCTCGAGCTTGTCATGCACCGTCTTGAGAGCGTTGAATTCGGTGGCAACCTTGTCAACGACGGTCTTGGTTTCCTGCGACAGGTCGCCGGCGCGGCGCGCCTCGAGCAGAGCCTTGTCCGCATGGTCGGTGAACTTCTTGTCGGCTTCGGACAGCTTTGCCGTCACTTCTTCGAGCAGTTGCTCGACGGTCTTGCTCATGTGGATCACTCCTATTTCACGTTTGCGGATGCGCCGAATCGGTCCACGACCGACTGCAGCGCAACCAAGATTTCAGCCTTGACGGCCGGACTTCCTTGAACCGCTGACGGCGCTTGCAGGAGGTCGTTGAGCACCTTTTTGCGCTCAGCGAGCGGCACCCCCTGCTTTGCCAGCGCAACCCCCACCATGTGCAAGGCCTGCGCTTGGCGATCGGTGGCGGTGTCCCCCACCGGATCACTCGCCAGATAGCCATCCGCGAAGCCTTGCTCGATCGCGTCAGCGGCGGTCAACCAGGTTTCGCGGTCCATCATCTCTGCAACGTCCGCGGCGTTAAGCTCGGTGCGCTGCGCGTAGATATCAGCCATGGCCGAGTCGAAAGGTTCGAGCCACTCGGCCACCTCGACCAGGGCGTTGCGATCGCCTACGGCGACTACCTGTCCGTTGTGGATCATGTAAAAGCCAGATCGCGCAATCTGGATCTCGTCGGCAGCCATCGCGATGAACGACGCAGCCGAAGCAGCGACGCCAAGAATCTGCACCGTCACCTTGCCGGTGTATTCCCGGAGCAGGTTGTAAATGGCCAGCCCCTCGAACAGGCTCCCGCCAGGTGAATTGATCAGCACATCCACGTCCTTGCCGCCCATACTTCTCAGAGCAGCGGCAATGCGCTTGGCCGTCACGCCCTCTCCGGTCCAAGAGTCCGCCCCGATCGGATCAAAGATGGTGATCGTCTGGCTCCCCTTGTCGTCGGCCGCAGCGGTGATGCCCGGTCGCCAAATCTCGAGAGCACGCGCGCTCAGCTCGAAGCCAACACCGGCACGAGCGCCAATAGCCGGCGCAGCCGGCAATCCTTTCCTTCCCATGGAATTTCCTTAGACCTGGTCAGCCGTTGCGGCCGACTCCTCAACTGCACCCAGCCACGCCCTCAGCGCCGAGCGCACCCGTTCGGCTTCGGCGCCGACCTCGCCGAGCTTCTCGAGCGCGACGAGGTTCGCCTGGACCGTGTAAATCTCGCCGCCGCCGATCGGCGCCCGATTCTCCAGCGCACGCACCTCGTTGCGATTGAGCCAGCCATCCTGCAGACCGAAGCGGTAATACGCCGCACGACCTGCGCTGTCGGCGCGCAGCAGACCTTCGACAGAGAATTCGGCAAACACATCGCCAGCCCCCTCGTCCTCGACCAGGCAGCGCAGAATCTCCTGCTCGATATTCACGAGGAGCGGCCGCAGGCAGCTGGTGAGAAAGTGCAGGTTCTGGCTTTCGACGCTCGACGCCCAGCTGCTCTGCTTGTCCATATGGCCGATCATGAACGGCGGAACGCCGAACCATCGACAGATCTCTTCGACGTTGTACGAGCGCGTCTGCAGCATCTGCGCCGCCTCTGGATTCATAGTGATGCCGTGGTATTCCATCCCGGCCTCCAACACCATGAGCTTTCCAGCATTCGTGGATCCGACGAACTTTTCGATCTCCTTACGGACTCGCTCTCGCTGAGTATCCTTGAGCAAACCGCCTTGATGCGTGATGAATCCGGATGACTGCATGCCGTTCTGGAACACCTTCCCGGCTGCTTCATCAGCAGCCATCGCGGATCCAATGACGTCCCGACCGAACTGGACCGGATGCAGGCCGGCGACACCATCGACGCCGAAGCCGCGAATGTGCATCACGTCATCCTCGCGGATCGAGCGTTGCTTACCGTTCTCCGTGTAGGTGTACTCCAGCCTGCCGGTCTCGCCGCGGCGAACACGCATGTTCTGAGGCAGCAGCGGCAGCAGGGACACAACGCGGCGACCTATGCGGCGCTTTTCAACAAACGCATTGCCGCGTAGGAGAATGCTCGCGACGACCAGGTTGATGAAGCGCGAAGGCGTCATCTCCCGGTTCGGCCGCCTTGCGAGCAGTTGATATAGATCGTGGTCCTTAGCCAGCTCCCGCGATCCGTCCGCCTTCGTTCGGTACACCCGCAGCGGCAGCGTTGCGACAGTCGTAGCCAGCAGCCGTACGCACGCCATGACCGATGAAAGCTGCAGCGCGGCGTCCACTGTTACCGCTTTTCCACTACTCGACGTCCCCATCCATTCACGCCAAAACTCTGCGCTCGTCAACTGAATAGGCACGCCGAGCCAGTCAAGAATCGCAGTACGCACGCGGCCCGGCTTCTTTTCTTTTGCCATTACACACCCGCCATAATTGGATTTTCTGAATAGCCGTCACCATCCTCCGGCACGTGGACGGCCGCTCGGCTCAGCGCCAGTACGGTTGCGACCGCAGGGTCGATTCGACCCTTCTGTTTGGACTTCTTCTTGTCCGGCCGGAAGTTTCCGTTTGAGTCGAACAGGAGAGACACGTTGCCAATCGCAGACCGCAGCGCCGCGTTGCCGCCATGGATAATGCGTTTGCTGTAGATCAATTCCTCGAGCTTCTTAGATCCGGGATACATGCCCTGCGTGGTTTGCGGCACCTCAACGAGCGTGATCCCCTCCTCTGCGAGTTCATTCGCTAAGTGCGTCGAGTTCCACGTGTCATAGGCGAGCTCGACAAGCTCGAACATTTCCGCCGCTCGAAGAATCTGCGCCTTCATCGGCTTGTAATCTACGACCTCTCCCTCGGTCACGTGCAGCCACCCTTCGGCCTCCCATTTCTTGTACGGCGCCGCGTCTTCATGCTCTGCTTCATCCACCTTTGCGCGCGGGCAGTACGTCCAGACAAGGACGTACCAATTCGGATCACCGTCGACAGGCGGGAAAACCAGCGAGAACGCCGTCAAGTCGCGAGTCGCGGAAAGGTCTAGCCCGCCGTAGCAGCGACGTCCCAACAGCTGAGCGATCTTGATTTCAGCCGCGCCCTTGTCCCACTTCGCGATATCGATCCAGCCTTCCGCGTCGTTGCACCAGAGGTTCAAGTCCTTCGTCTTGAAGTTCGCCAGAGCGGAGGGCAGCGCCCGCGCCTTGCGGGCCATGTCCCGCATGTAGTCCACCGTCTTCGATCGGCCGAGGCCTGGATTTGCCTTGATCCAGACCTCCTCATCGAACGGGTCATCGTCCTTGTCCAGCGTGTAGACGTACCCGAAGAAACTATCGTCCTCGCGCTCTCGGCGCAGTAACGAGATCAGATACGATCGAACCTCCGTGCAGATCCCATCAAGGATGAAGCCTGCCGTGGTGATCGCCGACAGCAAAGGCTGTTCGCGCGCGCCGAATCCAGATTCCAGCACGTCCCACTGCTCGCGCGACCGCTGAGCGTGCAACTCGTCATACAGCACTGCCGACGGGTTGAAGCCATCCTGCGCGTCTGCGTTGCTGGCGATGGGCTTGAATACTGACGCGCCCGCCTCGATGCGCTCCTGGTTCTGGCCTTCAAATATGCGGAATGATCGGGCCACACCAGGCGACTTACGCGCCCATCGCCGGAAGTTCTCGAACGCCGGCCGGAATACCGTCATGGCCTGCTCGCGAGTGGTGGCCACCGCGTAGACTTCCGCGCCTGGCTCGCCATCCATCATGAACAAGTACGCTCCCTGCGGAGCCTTCCACGTAGATTTCCCGTTCTTGCGCGCCACCTCCTCATAAGCACGCGTGAACCGCCTGAACCCGCTGCCGGCTTTACGCCAGCCATACAGCACGGCGGTCCAGAACTTCTGCCAAGGGTCCAGCAGGATCGGCTGCCCGGCGAGGCGACCTTTGACGTGGACAAAGTACTTTTCTATGTACTCGATCATGTGCCAGGCATGCGCCGGACTGAAATACAAGCCGCGCTTTGCAGACGTCTGCAAATCTCGGTAGTGCCGCTCGACTGCCAGCATCACCAGCTCGCCCACCAGGATCTCGCCGCGCAGGACCGGGACGCCATACTCGCGGTCCCAAACCTCCCAGGCGTCTTCCGGCGGAATGAGCTTTAGGCGGCGCTTGGGCGGCTTCGGCCGTGCTCGACGAGATCGCCGAACAGATCGTCCTGGCCGCTCTCGCCGACTTTGCTCTCCTTGAGCTTCGCCTCGACTTGAGACATCACCGTCATACATGCTTCAGGCAGATCCCGTTTAAGTTGCTCGGCGCCTTTGCGCTCGTTGTAGCTGTGCGGAAGCTCGTAGCGGTTGCCTTCTTTCGAGGTCGCGTACCGACCGTGCTTTTCGCAAAGAGCCCTGTCTTTGACCCAAGCCCGGATGCACTCCACTAGCAAAGTCAGCTGCATCGCAGCGGCGGTGATATCCCGCTTGCTGCTGAGAAGCTGATCGCACAGCCAGATATAGATACGGCGCCATTCGTCGTCGACCTGGATCGACGGCGGCGGCATCGGCAGCTCGATGCCGAACTTTGCCGACCGCCAAGGGGTTACGCCTCCCCCGCCTTGGATGACCCCCAGTGGGGGCTTTATCTGGTCCAT